TGCCGCTAAGGTCACGCCGTACACGGTAGTCGTGCAGGCTGTATACTTGTGACTTCTGCTGCCCACCAGTCTCTGGCGGGAAGTAGATGAGTGTGTTACCCAGCACGATTAGGTTTTTGAGTGCCATGATGACGGACGTGCGAAGGTTAACCTTCTCCATGTTCCGCATGCTCTGGCGCTCTACCTTGCCGGTAAGTACTTCGATGTCTGCTGCTGACAGTCCTGCCTCTTGTAGCTGCGCGGACTGTTCGGGGGTCAGTTCCAAACGGAAGAAGGGCCGACCGGGGCTGAACAAGGTCATTACGATCTTGTTGGCGAGATGGTTGACTGCCTGTGCCCCTAGGGACTGGTAGTCGTGCTGCATCTCTGCGCCGGGGGTCTGGTCTTCTTCAGGGTAGAGGTACGGTAACGTCCAGCCAGCATAGTCCTGCCAGTTGCCGTCGTACGTTCCTCGGTTCCCTTCGTCATTGTCGAACATGACCTTGAGTTCTGCTGTGTCGGGTGAGAGTCCTTTGATTGTATTCATCAGAAACTAAGCCCCGTGGTTCGGAGCTTCTTCAGGATAGACTCACGGTCTAACGAACCGGGCAGCTTTCCTCCGCCGGGTAGCGTGTAGCCTGTGTCCGCGTTAGCGCCTGAGTTGCTGGCGTCTTCGCGTGCTACTGACTCTACCTGCTCCAGCCCTGTCTCTGTTCCCGCGATGTCGGTACCCAGTGTGACGGACTCCGGCGTGGCTATGCCAGCGCCTTGCATTGTCTCGGCTGACTCACGTCTGCGGAGTTTCTGCTCCTGCAGGCGGAGGCGAGCCTCTTCCTTTACGCGTGCCTTCTCTTCTGAGCGACGGATGTCACCAGCAGAGGGGCCGCTGTCAAATAATGATCCCATGTTAGTGTCTCCTTAGGATGTTGTACAGCTCCCCGTCTAATGGGCGGGGCATGCTGTGGTCGAATTTGAACCCGAACAGTCCGGCATAGCGGTGGAGCTGCCGGTTGTCTGGGTGTGCAAACACCCTTAGGTCATATCTGGCCTCGAGGAAGTCGAGTGTGTCATTGATCTCCCTGAGTACGGCGCGGTTCCATGTGTACACCTCGTTGTGTACAAAGGCCCACGCTCCGAACGGTTCCAGAGAGAGGCGGTATGCCTCGGTCTCGAGAATCCAGACTTCGTATCGTCTATCCATCGGTTCTGCGTCCTATGACGCGAGTCTCGATGAAAGTTATCATGTCTTGCTGTCCCTGAGTGTATGCTACGTCTTCGATCTTGGCTCCGGGCTTCCAGCTTGGGGCCGGTACCTTGCTCCGCATGTACGTGATGTCGTTGCGGACTAGGCCACGGGGGTCTAGTTTGGGGTACTCTGCTCCTTCTTCCTTTATAGGGGAAGTAGCCGGGGGTGCAGTGGCGTATACTGTACGTGCCAGTAACCCACTGATAAATAAGGTAATGTATTGCATTGGGGTCTCCATGAAAATAAGGGTGGTGGCCCCGAAGGGCCACCGAGGAGAACACTATGACTGCATGGAACAACGGGGTTCCATACTTAGGGTGGTGTCTAAATGGAGTTAGCCGAAAAAGTATTTAGAATCAATGACTTCCAGTAGGTCGAGGTCACCCTGTGGGGGTGGGTCATCTAACTCTATTGTGTCATCAAGTCGTTCCATCTCCTTCTTCCAGCTCATTAGCCAGTCCCTGTCATAGTACATTCGTACAAAAGTTAACCGAATCACCTCGAAGAACTCCTCCACGTCTGCTGCGTGGACTCCGAAGTCGTCGTGTATCATAGCCATGTCCTGTATCCCTCGGCCTCTGGCCTCGAGTATGGTCATAACCATGTGGCTTGCGTCCATCGCGTGGATGAAGTTGGGTGCTATCCCGTTCCTCGCCCTACGTGCCTGCACTCCGGTTGGCTCACCTACCAGCTTGATCCGTAACCTACCGAACAGGTCGGTCTGGACGTCCACTGTCTCGTAGTCTGAATAGTGCTGGTACACCGGGAAGTCCGCCGGGGACAGCCAGTGAGCATACTGCCCTGCTGCTGTCACCTTGGTCAGGCTCTGTTGCAGCCAGTCCATGCCCACACGGGCGGAGATAACCACATCGGCTATCGCCTCCCACATGAGCGGGGTGGCGTACGTGGCTAGGGGCCACACCTCTGACGATCGGTGGTTGCCTAGCTGGTCGTTCAGCCAGTCCCGTATGTATTCCCTGCAGCTCTGTTGGGTCGAGCCGTAAGGCAGGGTCATTACTGGACGTTTAGCGATCTTCCTATCCAGATTGAGGGCGAGGAGCTTGTCTGCCATACCGTCTCCACGGTTGCGTTCGAGCTTTCGTATGAACTCAGATGCGACCTCTCCATATATGTCTGCTGGTAATTCAGACTGGGTGAGGTTAACACCAGCGCCTCCTCGAGGGTCACGAAGCAGTGCCCCGTAGTGTTGAAGGCCGTTGCAGCTACCGTCGAGTCCAATCGGAAGATGGCTAACGAATCCAGCGTTAGTTCCATACTCAGCGTCGGCCCACTCGTAGCAGAACGCAGCAAACTGAAAAGGCTTGTCTGCTCCAGCGATGAAAGAACGAGATCTAGAGCTGAACGGGTCTCCCACAAATGATCGGATAGCGTCTCGCTGATCCATAACCCATCGGACTCGATCATTGTAATCGACTTTGTCGTAACCATACTTGTTTGCTCCATTGATAGCTAACCACCTGACGCCTTCGCGTCCGAGGGGCTTGCCACTGTTGAACTCGATGAGTCCCTTGATGTGGTCTGGCCCCTGCGGGGAGAGCCTAGGTGAGTTGCAGTACACGCGGCCACGGAAGTCGCAACTGTAGGTGAACCAGAACGGCTTGCCTTCCAGCCGGTCAGCCATGAGCAGTGACTGCCCCATAGTTATCAGCTCGCTTGCGTTCTGCTTGTTGCGTCCGTGCACTCGCTTGGCATCCAGCAGCCACTGCATGTGCTCCTCTTCGGGTGCGTCGTCTCCGGGATGTGGCGGTACCTCGATGCGATCCTTGCGTGGGATGTCTCCGATCTGCCAGTTCAGGCGATGAGCTTCCTTGAGGAACGCGTGCACCCTAGTGTTCACTCGCCATGCGGTGCCCTGCATGTGGTTGACTGCGGTGATGTGCTTGTGCGGGTAGGCTGCCTCAACAAACTCACGGTGCTTGGTGCCCGTGGTCTTGATGAACGGCAGCTGCCTGCGCAGCGCTGGGGTGTGGTAGCCACCTACGATCTCACCGTCGATACGCTCCCAGCGTATGGGTGGCTCGATCAGCGGTCGGTGTATTGCCATGCTCTTGCTGAGCAAGTCGGTCTCTTCTATGACGAAGTCGTCGAACTCGAGCGTGGTGTCGATGTAGTGGCGGGGGTGCCTGCCGTCGTGCTTCTTGGTGAGCACGAAGCAATCGTCCATGACTGTCAGTATGGACTTGATTACTCTGATGCCCACCTGCAGTCGCTTGACCTCGCCCCAGTCCTCCCACTTCATGTCGGCGTCGCGCCACTTCTTCTGGTAGGTCTTGACCTTGTGGCGTAGCGAGCTGACTCCCTGCTGCGCGAGTGACGTTTCTATCTTCCCTACGAACGCTGGGTTGTCCTTGCGGAACACGTACAGCTGCTGGTCGTATTCGAGACGTCGTCCTATCTCGACCGCCAGCTTGGCTAGGTACTTGCCCTTGTCGTTCTTGGCGTAGCTTGCCTGCATCAGGGTGAGCAGTCCGATGTACGCCGGTATGTTATAGTCTTGGTAGAATGCCTCACCGTCGTGCCTCGTTGCGGCAACGCGGAGAGCTTGGATGTATGCCCCTCCCATGCCTCGCGTCTTGCGTGCGGCTTGTTCCTCAAGCGCTGCGGCTATCTCTAGCACGCGCTGCCTGAGGACGGAAGAACCTACAGCGGTCTCGTCAGCCTTACCGTTGAGACGGTCTTGGGCTTCGCTGTCGAAGAACGCCTCCATCCCCTCGGTATAGGCTTCCGCTTCCCACTGGTACTGGTTCATACTCTACTCCAAAGTTTTGATGTCCCTCGCTTTGAACACGAAGTCTTCTGTACCATCATCGAACTCGATGAAGTACATCACGGACAGGTCGTCCGTGATTGTACCCTTGTGCATTCTGTCCTCGTCCTGAGGATGGGGAGCGAGTACTCGCGTCCCCTCCGTGAGCTTAGCCTTCGCCATCTTCCTGAGACTCCGCTTCCTGTGCCTGCTGCACGAGGCTGTTGTACAGGTTCACTACGATAGCGCGGAAGTCTACGGGGACACCCTGTGCTTCGGCACGCAGTGCGTTCTCGATCAGTTCTTTAATGTCCATTACTTCTTCTCCTCGAAGGCATCTTGTGCCTCCTTAAACAGTTTGAATGTGATAGCCGACGCTTCCAGCTGGTTGCGTACGTGGCCCGTCTTGCTGCGGTCGTCGTCCAGCATCTCCTGCTGCTGTGCATCAATCAAGAGTGCGCAGCATGCCATGACATGTGCCAGATGTGATACGCCGCTGCCGGGAGGCTTGCCCTCGCCTGTCTCCAGTGGGTCGCAGTCCTCGCCGTCGAACCACAGGGCTAGGTGCCGGTGGATCGCGTCGTGGTAGGTGCTCGCCGCAATCTTGGTGTCGCGGTAGTTGAACATCCCATACTTGTAACCGCCGCCGCCCATGACCGCACCGAGTGCGATCTGGGCTGACATTGGTACGCCGAAGAAGGGAGCCTTGGCAGCTCCCCACTTGGCCTTGGGGTTTTCGGTTACCTTCCCGTTCTCGAGGGGGCCGAAGGTTGTGGTGTTGTACTCGTCGTCGAGCACTCTGCCTCTTGTACGCTCGCTCACAGTGCGCCTAACACCTTGTAGTAGAACTTCACTACTTTGGCGTAGCCCCATGAAAGTACGAGTGCGGTCAGTATCAGGCCGACCACTGCGCCTATAGACATTGCTATCATGTTATCTCCTAGTTACCAGTTGTGATGTATCATCTACTTCAGCCCGTTGCTAATGAGCGGTGTGATGTAACCCAGCCCAGCCTTCTTGCTACGGGTGTTGTAGCGGTCACGGTACTGGAAGTTGTACTTCGGGTTCTCGTACACGGTGTACAGCAGGCCGGTGTAGCGGTTGGTGTACAGCTCGTCCAGTGTGTTCAGCGGGTCGCCGGTCACGGAGCAGAACAGTCCCTCGCCACGGAGGTCGATGCACTTGTTCCGGTTCACGTACAGGGCGGTGCGCATGTACACTTGGTACAGCGTGTCGTAGATGTCACCGATGTTGTACTCCTCCATCTTCTCGAAGGACTCTACCTTGCCCTCGGCGCAGCCAATCCACAGGGGCAAGCCCTCGTGCTTCACCTTCTCGGTGCCGATCAGCTTCTGTGACAGGTAGTCCAGCTTCTTGCTGACACCGTTCAGTCCCTGCAGGGTCTGGTAGGTGCAGTAGACGTAGTACTTGCTGGGCTTCTTCCAGCCCAAGTCCATGAAGCGACCCTCGATCCAGCCAGCATCGAAGGCAGCGTTGTGTGCCACGATGATGTTGGACTCGTCGAGTACCTTCCAGAGCTGGCGCAGGACGTAGGTGTCGTCCAGTGGGTCTTTCTTGAAGGCAGTCTTGCGGTGATGATTACCGACAGACACGACGCCTTCAGCGCCCTTGTGGTACAAGTCCCACCACGTTCCCCACGCTGCTGTGAGCAGGCGGGTCTTGTCGTCGTCGACTAGGTTGTCGATGCCGGGACGTTGCATACCGAGTCGGAAGCCGTACATACGGATGAGCGAGGTCTCGATGTCGATGAAGGTTGTCTTCTTCATGATCTTCTCGACGTGTGCTCGCTCGACGTTCGGCGCGAACTCGGGCATTGCTAATGGTTCAGTCATAGTTTTCCTTCCTTGAGGACAGCCAGCGCTTTCGCTTGGGCACGCTTCTTACGTTCCTTTGCGTTACGTGCTAGGCGTTTGTCGTCCTCTGATTTGTGGTCGGGGTGGATGAACGCAGTCTGCGGGGTCTCGTGGTCAGTCCAGTAGTGGACTAGATCCTGCAGCCATTCCTTTGCAGTACGGTTACGCTTACAGCGCTGCGCTCGGTTCCAGATCTCACCTTCTCGCCCGTTGCAGTTTACGCACAACACACCACGGACGTGACCGTGGGTGTGGCAGTGGTCTAGCGCCGGAGTGTACTTGCTGACTCGCTTGCGGTTCTTGACGGTCTGCTCTCGGAAGTCGCAGCCACACAGCAGGCACTTGTACCCCTGCTTCTTGAGTAGCAGGTCGCGTGCAGCCGGGACGTCCTTGCGGGAGAGCTTCTTGCCGGTCACGGCAGCAGCTCGTCGAACCCTAGCTTGCGGGTCATGTGGTTCATCTTGTGCACATCCTGAGTCTTCAGGCGTATGCGCAGGTACTCGCGCCACTGCTTGATGCGCTTCTTCTTAGTACCTTGGAGGGTGACGACGTCGACAGTCTGGCTTCCCAGTGTCCCGTCCTCTTTCTCCTCCGGGTCGTTGATTGGTACGTAGTAGATCTTCATGAGCTGATCTCCTTAAAGAACTCGAGTACGTCCTCGTTCACTCGGCGTCGCATCCAGAGGAGGCGTGCCTGTTCCAGCAGCATGTCGCCAGCTGTGCTCGTGGACACCTCACCGCTCCAGTGAGTGTGCGTGAATGGGATGCTACCGTAGTGAGCTACGTACGCTGCCTTGACCAGACGGAATGCCTCGAGGTCGGTGCTCGCCTTCTTGAGGTACTCGTAGGCTGCGACAGGGCCGCAGGCCTTTGGCTTCACTTCGTCGTAGCACTTCTGCAGGGCCGTGCGTGCTGCCTTCTGCTTGGATGCACCACGTGCTGTACGTACACGCTCCTCCGCCTTGACTAGCTTGGCAGTTGGCATGACGTTCATCACGATGTCGGCGCTGAGCTTGGGCAGGCCGGGGATGTTGTCAGCCGTGTCACCCATCAGCAGCTGGTGCCAGAAGAATGAAGTGCCGGTGCCCTTCACCTTCTTGGAGCTGCCGCTGTCGTCTAGGTAGCACGCGCCGTAGTTCCACGGGTACGTAGTGATCTCGTAGGTCTTGTGATCCATGTGGAGGCCACCCACCATCCACAAGTCCTTGTCTAGTGACCACAGGACGTGCAGCTCGGGGTTGCCGTTGGTGTGGGCCTCGTACATCGCTTGGCACAGCGAGTCGTCTGCCTCTTGCTTGGTCTGAACGTGGGCGAAGACGCCCGGATCAGTGATGTTAGCCATGTACTCTCGGAGTGCACCGACGCGTTCGACCAGACCTGCTGGCTTCTCGCTGCGCTGTGCTTGGTACTCCTTGACCGTGGCTATCTCGTATCGTCCACCCTTGTCACCCATAGTCAGGTGCAGTCGGATGAACTCGGCCCCTGCCATGATGCGGAGCGATTGTATCTCTAGTCTGAGGGTCTCGATAGACTTCTCAAGGGACTCTGTCTCGTAGCGGTACCCACAGTGGTACGCTAGGAAGTCAGCGTCGCACTCAAGCCACCGACCCGCCACTTGTTCTGGCGGATCGGGCTTGAAGTCCTGACCCTCAACTTGGGCATCATCGCCCAGTTGAGAGAAGTCCATTACAGACCCAGTGCTGCCAGCGGATCTGCTGCTGGTGCGTCTGCCTCGAACGGGAGGTCGTCGACAGGCTCGGACAAGTCCAGAGCTGCTGCCTTACCGAACAGTGCCTCGGCACGTGAACCGGGGAGGGCGATGTTGTCTTCCGACAGGATCGAATCCTGAATCCAGTTCTTGAACGGAGTGCCGTCGTTCTTCTCACCGATGATGTTGATGGAGTCCCACATCGCACGGTAGATCTCGTCGGATACGCCAGTCTCCCACAGGAAGCAGCGCTGCTCGCCAGTCATCTCGGGCACAGGTACTGCGTTGTAGTTGCCAGTGGGCGTGCCCAGTGTGGCGTCTACTTCAGCTACGCGAGGTGCACCGATGGTGTACTCGCCGTCCTTGTCCAAGTTGACGTAGACACGGCTGCCGTCCTTGCTTGGGTTGTGGTGGATCTCACCAAGGAAGCCCTTGTTCAAGAAGGCTGCGAACGAGGGCACCTTGCCCTTAGGCGTGGCTACGCCACCGTCGAAGTTCATCTTGTTGAACAGCTTCATGTACTTGGACTTGTCACTGTTGCTCTTGTTCAAGCGTACAGTAACCTCGTGGTTACGGATGAAGGTACCGTCTTCCTTGGTGATAGCGTGGCGCGGGTGCGTCAGCTCGAACACCAGAGTGACTGGCTTCTTCTCCTTGGGGGCACCGGCGTACTCACCCATGACGGTACCGAACTCCAGTACCTCACGGAGACGGAGCAGTGCTACGCCCTCTTCCGGGGGTGTGAATGTGAAGCCGCCACCTGATGCGCCTTCGGTTTGGATCTCTTCTTCGTTAAGAATCTGCGAAAAGTCTGTCATAATCATTTACTCTCATAGTGTTGTAAGTCCAGCATGTTCGGGCCGACTTCGCTGTCGACTGGGAACGTCACTGGTATATCCATGTTGAATACACGCTTGTACATGGTCGGTACTGCCTCGAGTATCTGTCTCGCTGCTGGCACTACCGTATCCACCACATCTTTGTGGCAGTCTATCCACACGCAATCGTGTACCGTGTTAACGAGGAAAGCCTTATCCCCGAAATTTTGTGAAGCCGAAAAATACCTAAACAGGTATCCCAGCATAGCTTGGACGACGAAACCACCGTCGCCCTGTACAGGCCAGTTCTTGCGCTCAGTAGGTGAGTAGCCAACGAACTTGCCTTGCTTGTGTAGGAACTTGGGGCACTCGCCCTCTGTCCATACATAACGCGTTCCGGTGGGGGAGAACCACTCACCGATGGAAGCGTTGAATCGTTGTCCGGCCACGAACAGTTCCTTGCTCGTGACTCTGGACGTAGCTGCGATGCTGTCCCTGACAAGCTCGTCGAACGAGTTGATGCCGGGGTACAGCTGCTCTTCTACGCGGATTAGTGTCTCCACCTCCTCCACGGTCATGCCCGTGCTGTCTGCGATGGCGTGGGGGCCAGCACCGTAGGCACGTTGGAACGTGAAGCCCTTGATGGCTGTCCGTGCGTCAGCGTACTTGTCGTTCTTGCCAGCCAGAACCTCCTCGTAGGAGATGCCTAGCTTGGCAGCCAGCCGCTTGCAGTGGAAGTCCACGCCAGCCTGAAGGTCAGCGATGAGCTGCTTGTCACGAGTTAGTACGCCTTGTATCACGACTTCTAACTGTGAGTAGTCCAGCTCTGCCATGACACCGTCGTCCCCGAACCTGCTGATGAACATGGCCTTCGCGGTAGACTTGTCTCCGCGTGGGATGTTCTGCATATTCATGCTGTTCATAGTGGGGCGTTACGCCACTATCGGGTCTTACCCTGCTATGCGTTACCGCATAGATCAGACTATATCATAGCACCTGTTACAGTGCTCTACGCGCTTCCACCCACTTGAGTGTACTCTCTTTCGAGATAGTCGTTGCGCCTTTCAATGACCCGTGGAGAGCTGAATGCTCTGCCATAGTCAACATAACTAGATTACTGAACTCGTTGTTGTGCGGGTTCTCGTCGCAGTGGTGCACGACGCTGCCTGCTGGTACCTCTGTTATACCCAATCCCTCACAGCATACAGCGCTGTGCTGGAATACGTGGGATGACCGCTTACGGCCTGTGTACCAGTCTGGCTTGCGCACTAGCAGGTAGCCCTTGGAGTCGTTGACGAGTTTATGTTCGTCTCTGCTTCCTCTGGTATTGCCCTGCATGGCTCTGGAGTAGTTTCGCGCCTTACGTGCCTTGCGGTACGCTGCGGGATACTTCTTCCATACGTTATAGACCCTCTTGTAGGTGCTGCCGCATTGGTCAGCGATCTGCTGTAAGGTCAGTTCAGTGTTTTCTATTGCGTAGTTAATGTCCATTGTGTCCCTCCTCGGGAGATATGGTTGACTTGGTTCAGGATTGTCCCTAAGGAGTTTCCCTGAGTTCACGTAGTTTAATGACCCCAATATGTTTAGGGTCGCTGCTCGAGAGCCGCGTCGTGATGGTGCTGGTGTGGTTCAGCTTGTGGTGGATGAAGTCCTTGTCGTCGAGGAGTGTGAGCATACCCTTGCGGTCGCCCTTCTTGTCCTCGAACCAGTAGTAGGTACCAAGATCCTTCTTGGCCTTGTTCCTCTTGCCCAGAGCCACGAGGAAGGGTACGTCCTTGTTCCTCGCGGTGATGATCTCTAGGTTGTCGGAAGATGTAGAGTAGATCGGGTTATCCTCCCCGTCCGTAAGCGTTGATGCCCATTCTTTAGGAGGCTCCGTGTAGCCGGGGAACCGGAACAGGTGAGGTTGCTGAGCACCTTTCGGGCGAGTAAGATCGTCGACTTTGACAATCTTGGTCTTGCCTTCACCTTTGTTCTTACCGGACTTGAAAACGTCCTGTGTTTCCAGACTAGCAATCCGTTCGTAAAGGCCACCATCGTTGAGTCTGATGGAAGGATCGGCTGGATCCACGGGAGTGCCGTCAAATAGGGGCCAGCGCTCGTCCGATTGCGCGTATTGTAGCCGTCCTTCGCTGTCAGTATGATGTACCCAAGCTGAGTACTTCGCAACGCCACCGTAGATAAGGTAGCTCTTGTGGTAGATGCTCTGCCAGTTGAACTCAAACCCTTCAGGGAAGGCAGGTAGGAAGTCTTCAAGACCTCGCTCGAGTTCTTCCACCAGCTCCGCAAGAGCAGCGCGGTCTGCCTCGCCTCGTGCTCTGTCAATTTTGAGGCCATTGTATTCCATCTCCGTTGTGGCAAGCAGCCCGTCCATACGACGCTCTAGCATAGCCATGAAGTTAGGGTGGATCTTCTCGGCTCGCTCACGCTGGGCCAAGTAGATTAGGTAGGTGTTGTTCACGTCACCTTCCACTTCGTTGTGCGGATCACCTAGAAGGTAGTCCATAAGAAGCGTCTCGTCGATGTCGGGGGTGTCCACTCCGTCTTGCCAGAGCGCCTTGACCTCGTCGATCTTGAGGGTGCCGCCGTACTTCTCGATCACACTGTCCATGCTCGCCATCTGGGCGTGCTGTCGGTGTCCCTCGAGCAGGTACTCTGCGTATTGGCAGTCATATATCTTACCGCCCCTACGCAGAAACTCGTGAAGCTCAGGTCGATGCCACGACCACAGCAGGTCGAACTTTATATTGAAGCCGACCAGTAGGTCTACCCCATCGAGTGGCATCCTGTACTCTCTGAGGCTGGCTTCTTTAGAGGTGTAGTAGGATCCACAAGGTGGCCCGTCGTTCAGCTTGAAACCAGACGCTACTACGTAGTTCGTCGGGTGGAACGGGCTGGCCTTGCGCTTGTGGATTGCTCCTGTGCTGGTCTCGAGGTCGAATGTTAAGACGCCCATCCGAACTCTTTGATGATTTTGTGGGAGCATATTGTTGTTCCTCCTGTTCAAGGAGCCACTGCCCTATTTTCGACATGGTTAATCTCCAAAATTTAGTTAACCCACTTTTTTCAAATCGGGTCTGAGTAGACACCGCGTGCGATGTCGAAGTTTACTTGCTGCCGGATGTAGTTGCTGCCGTTCCCACGCCCCAGCTTGTTCTTGGGGGTGGAGATGTATCGGTCGTTGGCACACAGCGGGTCAGCGCTCTTGCCGATCATTATCATCAGGTCAGCAGCGCCTTGCTTGCCGGTCTTGCTGTCCTTCAGAGCGTGCATAGGGGGCCAGCACTGCGTCTCCGCCTGCTGCTCTACCTCGGCACTGATCTGGCTTGTAGCCATCACTGGGTGGCCGTACTTGACGCCCAGCTTACGTGCCCACTGGTACTGGGCCTCGAGGATCTGGTCGGTACGCTGGTCGTGTCCCTTGCGCATGCTGCCCTTGAACTCGATGTTGTCGATCATATCGAAGATCACGAGCTTGGGCTTAGCGTCCGCTATGACTTGCTCCACCATAGTGCTGTCCCAGTCGTGGCAGTCTACAATACGCAGTCGAGATCCACCGGCGTTCTTATATTCGTCCGCAAGTACACCTGCAGACTGCTTCTGTAGAAGCTCGTCAATGTTAGATCGTAGGAAAGATTGGTACGCCCGTTTGAGGATTCGATTTCCCTCACCCTCATTATTAAACCATAGGACAATATCGTCCTCTTGCAGGCTGTCAACGATTCCAGTAAGTTCTGATGTGATGAAACTAGTCTTTCCAGTATCGGGCCGACCGGCGACGATAACGAGATCGCCGTCTCTAAGAGGTCGGAGTCCGTCTCGAAGACACGAGAGTTGAAATCGGAGTCCAGATAGGTTTTTGTCTTCATCGAGTAATTCTCCAATGTTGTCCGTGACGTACAGCTTGTCGGTCTCGCCGGTCATGATATTGACCTTGGCTTGATCGTGCTTGTTGCCTACGGAGTTAATGATGTCCACTTCCTCGCCCCGGTGGTAGTCGGAAGCTAGGTTGCCCACGTCGGTAGCGAAGCCCAGCTCTATTAGCCGGTTCGCCATCATGCGGGTGGTGGCTGCGTCTACGTCCTTCTCGCACTTGTCGAGCATCTTGTCGTAGAACTGGGCCTGCTCGGCACTGAGCCCTTTGTGGTAGAAGTTGAAGAACGCAGTCTTGAATGCGCCTATCTTCACCACGGGGTGTCCGGTGTCGCTCAGGAACGTGCCGAAGTCTTTCAGCACGGCCATAGTCTTTGGGTCGAGCGCGTTCGCGGGCAGGTTGGGAACTATGCGGTCATAGTTATCCTTGTGCTTGAGGATGCGCAGTAAGGTCAGATCTAGGCTCACGTGTTATCCTCCGTGGCGTCGTCGATGAGGTCGTGTATCAGCACGCCCATCTGTTCGTTTGTGTACAGGAACTCCTCGTTCACGAGGGCGATCAGGTACTCCGGGTATCCGCGCTCAACGTAGAAGTACTCCTCGTTGAACACGCACAGGGAAAGCTCGTTCTTGCTGTAGCTGCGTAGGTCTCTCATCATGCCTCCTCGGCCTGTACCCGCTCCATCGGGTTGCTAATGTAGTGGCGGAGTGCAGCTCGTAGCGGCTTCTCCAGTGTGTAGGCCTCGACCTCACAGAAGTGGCTCCAGTCCTCGAGTTCCTGACGGACGTGCACCAGCTCGTGAGCCATTGTCTCGAGCCAGTCGTGTGCGCCGTCGAGGACTGCGATCTCAATCTCGATCTCGCTGTCGTCCGCTGCGTGGCACATCCCCAGTGCTCCGCACGGGAGCGCCAGCGCGTCCACTATCTGTATGTGGACGTTCGTGTCGGGGAAGTGCGCTATGCCTAAGAGCTGCGTGTAGAAGCTGGCACAATGAAAGATGAAGTCCCGCATGGTTCCTTCTTGTTCGTTCGTCGTGATAATCATCACTCATCCTCCAAGTAATCGTCCGGTACCCACTTACATCCGAATACGGTTGGGAAGAACTCCTGAGTCCCGCTATCGCCGCCTACTACTGCTTGCACGTGTATGCGGCCAGTCGAGCTGGGCTTGTGCGGTGGGCGACCAATCGAGTCGGTCACTTGGTACAGCACGCCATCCCGTGCGAGGAACAGCTCGCCAGCCTGTACTTCTAAATCGTTTGCTTGGTTAATGAGAATCATGTGAATACCTCGTACCTGTGATTAGGTTGTAGGCCGAGCAGCTCGCGGATGCGGCGGTCGGATAGGTTCTTTGGGTCGGCCTCTGACTCTATAGCTCTTGCGTCAGTGACCAGTGAGAGTTTTCTCGTGCCAGTTCTATTGCCTTCTCGTCCTGCGTCGTCAGGGTCGAGCCAGTAGATGACTTCGTCGAACTCGGAGAGAGCAGCTGCCTGCTGATCTGAGGTCTTAGTGCCCATGATACAGCGCGTTGGTACATGCTGTCCGACTCTGATTGCGGAAAGAATGTCCTCTGTGACAACAACTCTTGCCGTTCCAGCTCCAGCTGGGCCTGCTGCGAAGAGTATACTTGCCTTATCCACTGGCGGATTGATGTACTTCGGGCTTTGGCCTTTGTGAACAGCACGGGCCTGCCAGTATATGGTAGTACCATGCTCATCACGAACAGGTAGGACAATCCTCTGTAGACGATCCGACCAGCCGATTCCAGATGCCTTTGCCAGTAGTAGTGATACCCCAGCACGAAATAGCCACCCAGCCGCGTGTTTCGGAATCTCGTGTACAAAGTCGTTTGGTAGTTCATGGGTGTGCGCCTCCTTCGCTGTGGCGTTCAGTTCTTTCAGCCGCTCTATCTCGGCTAGTGTTTGGTACCCGTGCCCCTCGAAGCCCACGTTGCCGCAGCGGAAGCAGTAGGCGGAGTAGCCAGCCTCCCCGTGGGAGACCAGCATATCCTTTGCCTCGCTGCATTCGTGCGCTATCCGGCGCTTGTGGCCCAGAGGCAGCTGGCGTGCTACCTCCAGCCAGTCCATTTAATTCTCCAGTACAGCAAGAATCAGGTCAGCAAGCTCTTCTGTAATCTCAATCTCGGGATCGAGGTCGAACATCTCGTTTATCAAGTCTGCTACAGTCATGATTCGTATTCCTTTCTATCAAGTCCGCCACCGTACATACCTAGTATGACGCCGGACAGTGCTATGAATTCCCCGCCTTCCAGCTGGTCTAGGAACAGACCAGCAATGGAGGCGAGAGTTAGTGCTACCGCTAGACCGAAGCGGCGGTTCCGATAGAGCTTGTCCATCAGAATGCCGGTGCGGCTATATCGTACCAGAAGTACGTCGTCGTTATTGTGAGTACGCCCAAGAGGAACGCGAGGTCTGCTACTTTATCCATGATCTAGCTCCTGAATAGTTCGGTTGTTTGAAATTCTGACACTGCCCACTTAACGCATTTTGTGAATGAAGCTGTCTTTGTTGGAGGTACTTTGCCCTCCTTCTCAAACGTCAGCTCCACCAGCCTTGCGTGCTTGTCGCACAGTATGGTGATGAGGAACTCGTACTGGCTCTTCTCTAGGGTTATCATCGAGGGTGCCGGTTCGAGGCGCTCCTCTGCCTCCGCGAGGTTGCCTACAAAGGCAATCAGGAAGTACAGAACCAATACAGCTATGATTGTGTCTCTGAATTGAGGTGTCATTCTGCTGCCTTGACCGTCTTGTCGGTCGGTACGTAGTACTGCGTACGTCTGTTTCCGGGTATTTCAAAGTAGAGGTCGTGCTCCTTGGCGCTTATCTCGATTGAGGTGCGCTGCCAGTAGCCGACGTATCTCTGGTCGTCCGTGTGCAGGTGGTACTCGTAGACCTCGCCGCAGCTGTTCACTTCTAGGAAGTCCGTGCAGCCGTGGTCTGACAGGTACTGGTTAAGATACCCCATGTGCTCGTCCCAGAACTTGCAGGTCATAATGCCCCACATAGATCTGCGGACACTGCCCTTGTGTGGGCAGCGGTCGACACGGGTGGTAACAACGATGTCGCTGTCGTACAGCTCTGCCCCGGCCACGCCAAGGTTGCTGCCGTACGCGAGTACGTTGAAGACACCCGTGGGTATCCTGAAGATTCTGATCGGGTTGTTCGCTCGATATTGTAATATCATCAGTACATTCCCAGTTTATTAACAATGTCCTCCATCTGCATCTGGTGCAATAGAGGGTCTTGGTGTATCCGGTCGATCTGTAGGTCTTTGTCCCAGAGCATGGGCATCAGTGTCACGTTGCTGTAACGCTGCGCCAGCTTGCGCTGTACTGTGCGGAACGGTTGCATCAGAGGTGCGAGCACGGGGTCGTGCGCGTACGTCGGGATGTGAAGCAGGTACACTGTGCACTTGCGTCCTTGCAGGTATTGCAGGGCGTCTACCAGCTTGCGCTCGTAGGCGAGTGTGTTGCCGCCGTTCACTGTGCGGAAGGCGTCGTTAGCGCCTATCCAGATTATTACCTCGTCGTACCTACCTAGGGTCTCGTTAGAGCCACAGGACAGGTAGTCGGGGATTGAGAGCTGATCACCCCGCATGCCGGGGATCGCTAGGTTACGCACGGTGGCGTAGCCCTGCTCATGAAGGAGGTTAGCCCAGCTGCCGGGAACACCCGACAGGGAGTCACCGAAGACCCAGATGGTGCGGTCTTCGGACTTGCTGGGCATGCTCATGCAGAGTGCCATGAGCGCCACGAGACCAGCGAGGGCGATCCTCACAGGTCTATGAGACCAAGCTGTTCTTGGTCGCGGTAGGTCTGCAGAGCCTGCTCGAGTGTCTCGGGACATTCGCGCTGGTCAAGTGGCATCTCCGTTAGTGGGATGAGGATGCTGTCGTCCCACGTAGAGATCTCGTCCAGCTGCTCGTAGGTGTGCGGCAGGCTGTTGTTCAGCAGCTCGTACACGCCGAAGTTGGCTCTGCGCAGGCACTCGAGGAACTCGTCGATCATTACGTCGTTCTCTGCACAGAAGCGACCAACGGCGCAGGTAGCCCAAGAAACGTGCTTCTGCTGGTCGTCTGTGAGTTTATCGTAGGGTACGTCTACCTCGTGGCAGATTACGCCACTTTGGTAGCGTACCCAGTCCATGAAGACGGCGTAGCGCGTCCTCTGCCAGTCTTTTCCATACTCGTCCATGTTACTCTCCTAATCCGCAGGCAGCGAGGAATCGCTGGCGGTCAAAGTTAGCGTTCTGGGTACTGGAGAAGTATGCCATCTCGAGTACGGTTTCTGCCCAGAGGTTGTACTCTGGGGATTCGTGGTCGCTCTCGGGCTTCAGACCCTTGAGTCGGGCTGCCAAGTCGACGAAGTGCTT